GCCTTTAGTGCCAACACTCCCCGCTCCAGTTGTTCTGAGGTACTTATTTTCCAGTACCGGGAGGACAACCGCACTTAGTTCTAAGTCAACCAGAGGCAATGCCTTTGCTAGGCCCTGAGCTTTATGCACATTATCCCTCCAAACTTTCTCATTTCCACGTAATGTACGAATCTGTGCCTTGGCACTCTCTGACGTCAACCAGCCATATTCACTCAACTCCTTTTTCGACAATTTAATCATTTTAGCTTTAAATAAAATTTGAAGCAATGAAGTCGACTTGGCCTTTTTAAGGACCAAAGAAGGTTGAGTAAAAATAGTAGCAACGTCAAAGAACCCTCGAATCTTAGCATCGTCATCTAAAAGTCTATCCGTCAAATCAAGAACTCCTGAGAGCTTCTTGATGTAGCAAGTAGCCTCCTTTACAGAAGGTTCCCAAATGGAACGCGCGACAACCTCCCCCGAAGAGGGGATTGAACGCACGCCAGATGGTTTACTGCTCGATACGAATTTACTAGCGATACGCATGTCAAGATCCGAAGGACCGAGAACAAAATGTTTTAAAGGAGTCACCACACCTTGGATCACTCGTAACCCATACAAGCTCGAAAGACCCCATCCTCCCAAATTCTCTGGTATAAACCAGGGAAGAGTGAAGGAATCGAGGACCGATCTATTGTATTTAACGAATATTCCGTGAGCACGCTTACGGAATTCCAAGGCAGGTGGCAAATTAAACATCATATCTCGATGCCGAGACCCCACGCTATCATCATGAACATCCAATATTCCAACCTTTCCTCCGGAACGTTTAAGACCACAAACTAAACCCATATTGACATATGCGATAGTTTTAATGGAACCCGAAATTAATCGGTAACCGGCTGAATTGATGTTGAAATACCCTCTACTCCAATAAACTTTGCCAGGACTTGGTTTAAAACCTACCAACGACGCGATCTGCTCCCATGTATGTTTCCCCCTAAGGGACACGAGCGTGAGACCATCATCTCCGTTTATCATTAACGGACAATCGTTGAGTTTAACAACCACCTTCTGGTTCAACTCATAAGCAGCACGAATTACAGCTGCATTTATGACGCAAAGTATTATGAATGAAGTAACACTACCCATTAACTGACCCCACAATTGTGGTATAAGGGGATGCTTGGCTAAGCCTTCGCATCCATCTTCGTCTGCGGCAATGAAAGCCGAACGGTCAATGGACATCACGTGTCCTGTCAAAGAACGCGTGAATAGTGTAGCAAGGGACTCGGGAAGACTGACACACTCTGAAATGGTTTTTACAGCCAAATCAGAGAAATAAGGATCGATGGAATCAGTAGCGGCGGCATAGTCGACGCTAAGAAACCCCCGATTCGCACCATCAGGACCTGTTCCACATTGAAGATTTCCAAACTTCTGACGGGAGAATAATGAATTGAGAATTACTTCTCGATCCACTTTCTCACCAGTCAGTTTAAAGCATTTCGTTTTTTTAAGAACGGTATGCAGGAATTTTTGAATGGGTTGCAGGGCAAAATAGGTGTGTACTGGTCCTTTACTTATTGAACGTACTTTTAGAGATTCAGGGAGAGGCAAGATGGAAACATCTGGTTTTTCAACCATAGCCCTCTTCAAATTCTTAAAGTAAACGTCCATATAAATAGTGTCAAGATCTTTCTTAAGTTTATGATAATTAGCGACAGATCGTACATAGAAGTCACTTTCAACCGACTCGTCGTTTTCAACGACGGGCCGGAGTACTTTGTGGTCCTTTAACAACTTCAAACGTAACAACTCTCCAAAAGCACCAAACTTACCACGACTACTAACAAAAGTAGAATTAAATGTGGGTGCAATTGGACGCAGGATATCCTTAACGGCTATCTTGTGACCACCGAAGATCTCTTTCGCAGTGCGAACGATTTCATCGGCCATGAGTTGACGGGTAAATACGACACCAGGCTCTTCAACAATAACAGAGTCCGGTACCGGATGTACACTGGTGAGGTAGTGATAAGTTTTAACGGCAGAGGCCAGCAACAAAGCTGGTCCAGGCCGCGGCAATCCTTTCTTAAGAAGAAGAATCGACTGTAAAAACTCATCTCTCAGCTCACTACGTAGAAGCATTTTGATGAACCTTCCCGCGCTACCCCCCACAAGATGTGAGGGATTGTCATTAGCGAGGAAAGGCTTATCAGGAAGACCACCAAGTTCTTCTGAAGACGCAAAAAAGGCGTTAGTCTTGTACTTCATAAAAGGCATCCAACCGGATTCCGAAGCACAGACAAGCCAATGTAATAGCGTATCAGATAGAAGTGATTCACGTGAAAATTTCCCTTCTTGTGTCCATAAAGAAGTGTCGAACCCAAAAATAACTAAGAGATCGACCAACACAAAAAGAGATTGAGAAAGTTTCAAAGCGTCTTCGTAACAAATACACACAGTATTAGTGCCTTTTAAAGGGCTTACGAAGACGGGAGGCAATAACCTACCATTGGACTCAGGATTAACGCAAGAAGAAGTCAGTGAAGACAGGACTCGTCTCGTAAGAGACTCAACCGATTTTTCAATAAAATCGGACCTATCTAACCGCTTACACTTCTCAAGCTTTTCCCCTGGGTGACATGGAACTAAACGTACGGCCGTCCTAGCGGCTCTCTTTGAGAGCTCGCTCGGACCATGATCGTTTAAGTTTAC